AGTTGCTGTTACTTCGACTAATGTGCCATCTACCACACCACCTAAATCAGGGATGCTAAGTGTATTAGCTGAGTCTCTACTAAATAGAGTGCCTTGGTCTAAGAATGTTGAAGATGTGAAGCCTCCACTAGCAGCCGTCTGAAACGTAGGTGCTACACCAGTACCACCAGAGGTTAATACTTGTCCACTAGTACCAGTAGTTACATAAGCAGGGTCGCCACTTGCGTCATAAGTTATTAAGTTACCATCAGTACCACCTGCCATTTTAGCGAGGGTTACTGAGTTATCATCAGGTGTTCCTACACTGCTTAAATCTACATTAGCATCAGGCATAGTTATTGTTCTTGTTGTACCAGTAGTTACCCCACTGACATCAAACGATAACTTCTTTGTTTCATCTGCTCCATCTAGGAAGCCACTGTCACTGTATTTAATACTCATACTGTTGCTCCTGTTGTAAAGAACATTAATGTAGCCAAAGCATAACCTAATACAAAAGCAACTATAGGTTGATTTACAAATTTAATTAATATACTCATTAGTTATTCTCCAGTATTCATCTCTGCTTCTTGAGTAGAAATCATCACTTCATAAGCACTGATTACTTCAGGTGTCCAAATAGCATTAGCAATAGCTGATACTTTAGGGTCTTGGTCTGTTAAGTCTTGACCAGGTGTAAGTACGTGTCTATGAAAACTTGATGATAATACCTCACCATCTTCTAACACTCTTGTTGCTGTGCGTACTTGGATAGTGCCGTTTTCTAATGTTTCAATCTTGTCTGTTACTGTTTCTTTTGTTAAAGCCATTTGCTTCTCCTATTATTTTAAATGTCTGTCCTGATAATCCAATCAGAGTAATTAAGAATTTGTTGTATAAGTTATTGTAAACCGCCAGGTCTTTCCCGAAATTGGAAGATAACCAGCATTACCAGATATAATTCTTGTGTTTAGCAAAGTTGAGCCGTCTGATGCTAATACGCAATGGTCTCCTACATCGTCTTTCGCAAGAGCAAGAGACTGATTGCCACTTCCTCCAGAACTAAGATGGTTCACAGTAAAAGGTAGTCCACCAAAATTTGCACCAGTGAAATTTGCAGAGATTGATATTCTCGCGTGAGCTGTAACAACTCTGCCAATTTTTACGTAATGCCCGTAAGCATAAGAAAAAGCACCTGTAGCATCTGAATTTGTAGTGGGAGTCCAAGTACCCTCTTCATAGTCATCTAAGGCATTAGCTGCTGCTGTGTCACCGTTGAATGAGATACCGCCTGATGATAGGATACGCATCTTCTCTGTGGCATCAGTACCGTAATTTTTAGTACCAAATATTAAATCAAAGGTAGTTCCGTTACTAGGCGTTCGTGCGTCTATATAACTCGCTATTCCAGTGCCACCACCAGAGACATCGTTTGAATACATCTCAATCCGTCCAACACTAGCATCAACTAATAGTGATGTCGTTTGCCTGTTAAACTTTATTTTCTGGGGGTCATAACTGGTAATAGTAAGGTCACGTTTTAGGTCTACATTCTCACTAGCATCAATAGTAATAGCTGTACTCGTAGCGTTATCATCAATACCTACACCTAAACTAATATCACCATCTGGTAAAGTAATCGTTCTATCTGTATTTGTATTAGGTGCTTCTAGGGTAATGACACCAGTACCACTTGCGTTACCACTTACTTTTAATTTGCTCATATTCTATTCTCCTAAAGGATTGTCCAAACTGAACCAGTTGGAACGGTAACTGAGCCACTAGCATCAATAGTTACAGGTCCTGCTGACATAGCGTTGTAATTAGTTGTAATTGTAATTGCTGTACTTATAGTATGAGCATGTTCATACAGACCTTGGTCTGTTGAGTTACTTGATACTGTTGCCCAAGAAGCCTCTGTACCATTTGTTGTTAGATACTTACCGTCCTCGCCTGTTTGACTAGGTAAAGACACAGGAGCGTCCTGCCAAGTAGGCACTGTTGTAGTTCCTGTTGATGTTAGTAATTGACCTGATGTTGAGCCTGAAGCAGACATATCAACAACATTAAGTTCAGCAGCAGTCGTGCTAACTGCCGTTCCACTTACTTTGAATTGACCTGCTGTTAAGTTTGGCTTAATAGCAGTAGTTCCGTCTAGCAAATCATCAATAGTATCAAGATTTGTATTTAGTTTAGTTCCCCACGTATCGTCTGAGCCGTCTATTTCAGGCTTAGTAAAGCCAAATGTAGTAGTTGTAGTATCTGCCATAATTTAATCCTATATTAATCTTACCAACTAATGCTTACTTTACCAGCAGAGCCATTAGCGCCTTGTGAATTATTACAACCACCGCCACCACCTGCTCCGTAACCTGATGCTGCTCCCCCTGCTGGACCTGATGAGCCTGGACCACCGCCACAACAACCTAAACCACCAGTTCCGAAGGCAGAAGCACCACCGTCACCACCGTCACCTGCTGAACCACAAGTACCTCTGTTACCAGTTTCACCTGTAGTACCGCTAGGTGTTCCACCTGCACCTGGGGAAGAGGGGTTGCTTCCACCACCGCCACCACCAGTACAAGTTAATGTACCGAATGTAGAACTACTGCCTGCAACACCTGTACTACCACCTGCTCCTAATGCTCCTATCGAATAAGATAATGAAGCGCCTGGAGTAGTAGAATAAGAATAACTTACATATTGACCACCTGAGCCACCACCAGCAGAACCGTAATCTGAACCACCACCACCGCCACCACCACCAGCAACCATATTAACAGTAACGGTATAAACACCTGAAGGAACAGTCCAAGAGCCACTACCTGAATACCAATCTTGAGAACCTGACGTATAAAGAACTGATTTCCAAGCACCTGCGTCTTTAATTAATACGTCATTACATGGCTTCCATGTTCCTGCGTCTTTTATGTGAACTTCTTGTGCCTGTTTCCATGTGCCTGATTGTTTGACGTGGAGTGTCATTAGCTTACCTTATACCAAATGTCTCCATCAGAGCCACCACTAGGTGCTGATGTTGATACAGTTTTAGTACCGTAGCCATTAGATGTACTTGTTAGCGTTGTTTGTTTTGCGTCTAACTGAGTTTGAATGGCAGACGTAACTCCATCAGTATAATTTAATTCTGTTACTGTAGATGTTATACCATCTAAGGCATTTAACTCTGCTGCTGTTGAAGTTACACCGTCTAAGATATTTAACTCTGCTGTAGTAGCAGTAACACCGTCTAATATATTCAATTCTGTTGCTGTAGAAGTAACGCCATCTAATATGTTGAGTTCTGCTGCGGTTGAAGTTACTGATGTTCCACCAACTTTAAAACCTACTAGGTTGGGTGCAACGGCTGTAGTGCCATCGAATAAATCATCAAGAGTGTCTAGGTTGGTATTAATCTTACCACCCCATGTGTCTGCTGACGCTCCTACTTCAGGTTTAGTCAAACTATAAGTTGTAGTAGTAGTATCTGCCATTTTATTGTCCTATATTAATAAGTTCCTTTCCACACTCGTAGTTTATCAAATTCACCACTGAGTATTTTCTTTTTTACCACTTCTTTTCGTGCTTCAATGTCGCCCCACTTGATTCCAAGTTCGTCACACCATTGTTTAATAAGGAAAATAGGGATTGTGCCAACTAATTTACTCTCACCCATGCCATCTAATTTATGGCTTCTTAACTGCTCTGCTCTTTTTAAGGCAGGGTTAGCGGTGTGAATCTTTTGAACGATTACTTTATCGTTCTTGTGGTCAACGTGTATTTTTTCACCTATTTTCATTTTAAATTCCTTATGTAAAAAGGGCGGTTTCCCACCCTCTTATTAACTTCTTATATTAAGAAGTAGTACAGTCGATTACTGCGCCTGATGCTTTCTCATTCTTAGAGATAAGCGTAAGTTCAGTAAGAACTTGGCGTTTAGTATTATCACCTGTCTTCGCAAGAGCAGTGTTCTTGGTTGGACGTAATACGCCACAAGCCCACATATCGTTTTGCATGATGAAAACATCACGACCACGATTCTCACGAGTTGGAGTGAACTCAACAGTACCCCACGGAGTTACATAAACATCCATGTGATTAATAACGCCTTCGCTTTCTGCTTTAACAGTTGAACGTTGGTTGTTATTACCAGTGAAGCCTAACGCTTTGTTCATCTGGAACGCTGATAAGTAAACAGTGTCCGGACGTCCACCTGCTTCCCAGATAGATTGCATAGTGCTATCAAAGTCTGCTTGAGCAAATACAGTTGCAGTTCCGTCAGTACGTGGCTTAGAGCCTGGTACTGTCCAACCTGATACTGATTCAGGGTTTACACCTGAAGTACCGATATTACCAATATTACTATTGATAAACGTTGGTACACCTGCTAACTCACGAGCCACTGATGCGCTTCCTGCAACGTGTGCGTTGTTGTCAAACAATGCCTTCTCGATGTCTAGCTTCTGCTCTTTAGCAATCTTCAAAGTTTGGTAAGCCATTTCAGTTGCTCTACCTGCTTTGTCAAGACCTGCATCAGTATCAGGAATAATCACAGCATTCTTAAAGATTTGCGTGTAGTTACCCATACGAGTAGTTGCAGTCATTGCGTTAGCAGTAGTGTCGTCACCTTCAATGTGAGCGTTTGATGCTGATGAACGTAATGCGTCAGTCTGCCACTCATGGAAAGTGTTAGATGCGCTTACTTTTTTTAATGATGAATAAAAAGGTGTTTCTTCAGGGGAAATGTCGTAGATTACGTTTTCCAAGTCTTCACGAATACCTTTTGCGTCATAACTATCAAATGTGTTTGATGGTTGTGCCATTGTCGTTCTCCTATTATTAGGTTTGTAAAATTAAGCCGATAGCATCTTCAATGCCACCTGACTTTCTGAGTTGTGCCTTTTGGCGTTTACGAACTTTAGTTTTTGAATCATCAACTCTCTTCGCCCCTGCCTTTACGATAGGTCTTGCTTTCTTAGTCTTAGCGACTGCCTTAGCCTTACCACTCATAATGTCACGGTATTTCATAGCATCATGTAAAACCTGTATTGCTCTATGGTCCATCACTTGTCCGATTTCATCGGCTGAATAACCATAATGCTCACGTCCTACTTGTACCAGTCTTTCCTTGATTTTACCTGCTTTATTAGAGTCAGCAAATTCAGGAATCTTCTGTTGTAAAACTTGCATTTCTTGCTTTAGATAAGTCTGTTTAGCAACTTTTTCTGCATTTGAGTTTTTATTACTCACTTGCTGAAGTTGTGCCATTTGATTATCATAAGTCACTTTACTCTCATCATAGTTAAGTTTTTGTTCCATGTACCCTATTGGGTCACTTTCAAATAACTCGCGAGACGGTGGAGTAGGTGGTGATGCAATGTTTCCCTGTTGAAGTTCTTGGAAAAGTTGTGCCATCTGCTTTCGTTCGTTTAATAGAGATTCATAGACTTGCTCTGCTTCTTTACGTTGCGTTGCTGCCTCTTGCATCCCCTTTTGGACGTATTTCTGTCCGCTATAGCCTTGCTTTAGTTCATCAAGCGTTACTTCTACTTCATTACCGTCAATCTTGACTTTAATGTTAGAAGGCGCATTTTGAACGGCATCCTCTACTTGGTCGTTATCTTCGTCCAACTCTGATACTTCTTCAGAATCATATTCTGCTTCGGTGTCATAGTCTTCTTCAGAATCAGTTTCCACTTCTTCAGCCTCAGCAGTTTCCTCTACATCTGTAGCATCCTCTGTTGTCTGAGTTTCTTCTTCAGTTGCTTCTACTTTTTCTTCTTCTATCGGAGCAATTATGCTCTCAATGGCAGATTCAATACTACCATCAATTTGGGTTTCAGTCGTTTCCACGGTGCTGTTCTCCTATTTTTTACGTTTACGTTTACTAATCTTATCGTCTGCTACTACACTTTCCATATAATTAGTAATCTCATTTATCGCACAAACAATGTCATGCGCCCTGTCGCGCTCGTTCGTTTCCGAATAAGCGTCCATGAAGATAGCAACTTGCCTCTCCACGATTTCTGAAATAATATCCTTAAAGGTGTCATCATTCATCAATGTCTTTATCTTAGCAGATTTTTCACCTAAGTTCATTAAAATCTACCGCCTGTTACTGCTTGAGTTGGTTGTTGTTGTGGGTATCTAGGTGCTTCTTGCATCTGCTTAACTCTAGCAATGTCTAATTTAGAGCCATAATCACCATAAATCTTAGCCGCGTCTGTTACAAGTTTTTGGTCTAATTCATCTCTCTTACGGTCATCTTCTGCTATAGCCTTCTGCGCTTCAATCTCTAATTTAAGCATATCTGTCTGTGACTTGGCTTGTGCCTTAATAGTCTCAGCCTGTACGATTGCCTGTGCTTCAGGTGAAGTGGCAGGTTGCTGTTGTGCTTGAGCCTGTTGCTGTTGTTGAATTAACTGTTGCTCTTGTTCAGGTGTCATAGGGTTGAAGTATCTATCAACGTTTCTAACTCCTGATAATACCAACATATCTGACAATGTGTTACGCATTCCTGTCATAGTTACAAGACCGTTGGTAGGTCCGTATGTTGACCAAATCTGCATTTGTGTTTGGAATGCTTGATTAAGCGCTGCTTGTTTTTGCTCTTCTTGACCTGTTCCTAAACCTACGTTTACAGTCACATCCATAGATGTGTTCCATGAACGAGGGTCAATCGGTACATAATTACCGTTTAGACGCATCATAGTCTCTTCACAAGAGTTTTCTACCATAAGTTTAAGGATTAACTTAAACAGTCGTTTCATGCCACCCTCGGCAAGATTTCGAGCCATAACCTCAACCTGACCTGCTCCTGCTTGAGCAGTTAATTGTGCTGCTGTTGCAGTGGTGTTCTGTAAGGCATCAGGGTCTAATCCCATACTTGCTTTAGTAACACCTGTTTTAACTTGAATCTCATCATCAAGGTATTGCATAGCGCCTAATACCTGTCCTGCTACAAAAGGAGTAGCAATATCAACTAATGCTGTTGGTGATTTCATTCTTACAATGCCACCAATTTCATTGTTCATTAAGTCATCTATGTTTACTTGACCTTCTACAGCACCTACTCGTGGCATATTAGTTAATGCTACGTTATCCATCATGCCACGTAACATAGCAGTAGATGAGTCTTGGTCGTTCATAATCAAATCAGCAATAGAGCGTCCGAAGAACGTATGAGGCTCAGGGTCTATCTCAAAGACAGCAAATGGAACATCACCCCAAGGCTCAAAGTCTAAAAGTTTACTCTCACCACCTGCAAGTATAAATCTGTGCATGGTGGCTTGACCTGTGCCATATACGTCCATCTTCATGTACGCTTCTGTTACTGCTACTTGTTTCATAGAAGGGTCTTTAATTTCTTCTTCGTCACTGTCTTGATAACTGTTTCTCTCGTATATCTCTGCGTCAGTGAAGGTGTCGTCTGATGCTATGCCTGACAATTCTGATACAACCTCGAAGTCATATCCCATTGAAACTAATTCACCCACTCTCATCTCTGTTCTGTGGGCGACAATATAAGCATCTTCAATACTTATAGCGTTTCTATCTACAAGGAACTCTTCAGGTGGTACGCTTTCAATACATAACTTACCTGAATCTTTCTGATGACTAATTTTTAGTGTGTATTTAGGCAATTCTACTTCCATACCAAACTCGTCCATAGACATTTCAAGTTCAGTTGATTGCTCGATAACTGTTACATCATCATCATTAACAATAACTGACATTTCTTCTTCAGTAAGGTTTGAGTAAGTGTGAATCTTAGCCTCTGAGTAGTCTTCCCAATATGCTTTTAATACGCCTGTTTTCTTAACTAAAGCATCATGAATAGCATCGTTAAGAAGGGTAAATCCGTTTAGTTCGTTGAATCTATAATGAGCAAACTTAGTTGCTGAATCTGCGTTAGACACGTCTTCTTGACCTGTAGGAACATACTCAACAGGGTTCTCAGACGATAAGAACACTCTCATTAGGCTTGGTTTGATTGCTCTAATAGTGTCTCTTACTTTGGTTGCAACAATCTTAGAACGACCATCTTCTTCGCCAATATCCACTTCACCGTCAAAATAACGTTGTGCCTTAATTCGACCTTCTGTTATTTCACTTTCCATAAAGTCAATAGCATCAGTTACAGCATCACTAACAATGCCTTGGATGTCATCTTCACTCATTTGCTTTAGTTCTGCCATGTTTATTCCTATTTTTCTTCTGTTAAGAAACGCTGTGCGCCCACACCTGTAGCAATCGGTGCTGAGGTAGATTGTAAACCATTTTTGATTAACAATGTTAAATATGATGCTTGTGGATTGCTTAGTTTTTGACCACTCTTAACAGCGTCTAAGTATCTAAGTGCCATATCAACATCTTTTCCACCCTTTCCTGTTTTAGTGAGTAAGTCTGCCACCTCTTTAAATATCTCTTCTTTACGTGATTGTAAGTAGTCATCACCTGTTCCTGTGAAGAAGTCTCTTAGTTTTTGTACCGCTTTAATAGGTTGACCTTCAAACAAAGTTCCGATAGGACCACGCTCAATCATTCTTTCAGCAGTTCCCATTATTTCTTGTCTTGACGCTGTTGCCGAGCCTGTACGTGTACCTGCTTGTAATTCGATAGCAGAACGAGTCTCATCTAATCTCTTGAACATAGCGTCTGATGTCTTCTTACCTAAGATTTGCTCTACTTTTAGGCGTACACTTCTTGACGACATAGTGGTAATTAACTTCATAGCCTCAGATACATCTTCAGGTCGCCCTGTAGTGGATGCGGTCTTAGCATTAGACATAATGCTCTCAATCTGCTCACGCAAACCTTGTCTTACACCTTTAACCTCTTCCTTACTAGCATTACGCATGAAAATCTTAACTTCATCTAATGGCGTGCCATCTTTCATTAGTTTTGTACCAAGCCTCACAGCCTGTTGCGTTAGAATCTTTCCTTGACCTTGTGACAAGGCATCTGCGTATGCAGGATTAATAGCCTTTAGGTTGTCTCTAATTGCTTTTCTTGCCTCATCTGCAACCATGTTGCTAATGCCACTAATGTTCTGTGTAAGTGGGTCTCTTGCTCCTTCAGCAATGTTGTCTAACTCTCTCTTTATTAAATCAAGAGTCTCTACGTCAGGTAGTTCTGTGTATTGGATGTTTCCGTTTTTGTCAACACCCTTATACTTTAATCGTTGTGACTTTCCACGAATCGCTAACAATGTATTGATGCCATCAACCGTTTTTTGTGGCAAAACTTGTAGAGTTCTTATTATCTGTTGACCTTGTGGAGATGTGTAATCAACAGGCTGTGAGAACGCTTTTGTATATGCGTCACTACGTCCTACTTTAGTCTCTTCACTAATCACATCATAGATAGTCTTCTCGCCTTGTGGCTGAACACCTAAACTTGTGTCTAAATCACTTGCCAACTTAGTTGATGACCCTGTTACACGGTCTCCAACAATCTTCTGAATATCACCACCTGCTTGTGGTGAGACTGTAGCAGCAGCGTCTAACAATTTAGTGAACGCTGTATTAGCATCAGCAATCATGCGCTCATTACCTGAGCGAGACACTTTCTCCATCATTTCCGCTAGAGTAGCACCACTATCAAACGCATCTTTAATGAAACGAGATGCTTCTACTGATATACCAAACTCTGTCGCAATAGCGCCAATCTTAGCCTTATCAATTTTAAATCTATCAATCATGCTTGCAACAATAGGAAACGCTACTGCAATAGGAGCTGTAATAGCAGTGTTTAATGCGCCTGTTTGAAGTGCATTAACTGTGCGCTCATCAAGTGTGTTACCGTCACCTGCGCCATATAACAATCCCTCAGCGCCTGATAAGGCAGATACTCCACTAACTTGTGCTGTTTTCTGTGCAAGAGGTGCTAGTTTACTGTACCAATTTTTAACAACATTAACCGCTTTTCCCACTTTATCAATCTTGCCAATGCCTTGTGCCAATCCACCTGTTAGGTAGGTACTTGCACCTAAACCTGCAATTTGAGCAGGGTATGCTCTTTCAGGATATTCTTGCTCGTATGCTGTTCTTGCCTTTTCATACTTCCACTGTTCGGCAGGGTCGCTTGTCATAACCTCATCCATCCAAGAGCCACCACCAAGTCCACCTCTCATAAACTGTTGAGATAATAAACCCGATTCAGGTATTTGCCCTAAGATGTCCTTTGTGAACTTAGATTCTGCTTCAGCGCCAAGGTCAACAACCTCTCCCTGTTTGCCTTCATCAATAATTCTCTTTATTTCATCTTGGTTGCTAGTTGAGTAACTATTTGAACGAAAAACAAGAGTGCCTGTTTTATTATCTCTCAGTATTCTACCATTATCGGGAAGTCCTCTCAGAATTGGCTCAAGGCTTTCCTCAAACTGTTTTTCTGTTGCTTGCACATTGCTACCCTTAAATACATCATCTATTGTCTGTGTTGTACCCACAACACCGCCTTGAGACGTTACTACAGGTTGTGTCGTTGTGTTTCCACCCCATAACAAATCATCAATTTCATCAGCCATTATTTAAACCCCATTCTTTGCTTATATCTATTAGACCACTCTTGTAATCTCTCTTGAGCAGACATACTCTTAATTTGCTCTAGGTCAGAGTTAAAGAACTCATTGAATGTAATCCAAGTTCCGTCATTTCTTTCCATAGCACCAGGAGACATTAAGGATAGTTGGTCGATTTCTCGTATAGTATTTTGGGCGTTGTCAAAATCACTAAGTCTAATACTAGCAGACATATTAGAGAAGATTGTTTGTTGCAATGAAATTGACTTAGAGTAGTTCATCAGCGCTTTATTAGCTTCTGTTGAAGTTCCTAGTCCAGGAATATATGTTCCTGCAAACTTAGCATCAAAATCTGTTTGTGGACCTTTGTTTCGTCTCAACTCTTCAGCAACCATTCGGTTTTTAATAGCCTCAACGTACTGTCCATTAGACATCTTACTCTCATCAATAAGACTTCCCATGCCATACTTAGATGCCATAACTCTTAATTTCTGCTTAGTGTACTCATCAGGACCTGTCTCGCCAAAATTAACTATTGCTGTATTTAACTCGTTTAGAGCATTTAAAGAACTTGTAGCCAACTCGCCACGCTCTCTGTGAGTAGATTGCATAGTAGCAATATCTTTTCCAATAGCATCGTAATACTTGTCATTACCCATGTTGATAGTAGTTCCACCGCCTAGAATACCAAGGTCTTTGTAGCGTGCCAACTCTTCAGGTGTCTTACCTTCAATAAATTCTAACTTCTCTTCGAATGCTGAACCTTTCTTATAAGCAATAGTAATTGCTGTCTTAGCATCAATCTGTCCTGACTCAACCATCTTGGCTAAATCTTCACGACCCATCGCTCTAAGCGCTTGCGCTGTCTTGTTTGCTTGTTTATTCTTACGAAGACCCTCTAACCTAGTCTCCATTGACTTAGCCAACCCTTGGTCAGGGTTAAGTCTCATTGAGTTAAGCGCAAGAGCCTTTCTCAATCTCCAAGACTCATCACCAAACGTAGAACCCCACATATCTGAACTTGCATCAGAAACTTTATCCATAGCAGTATCAATAAAACTAGGCTCTTCTTTAGCAAGATTCATTTCTTGTGAACCTCTACTGAATGCGTCAGCAGCAGGACTTGTGCTGTTTAGGTTTTTATTCATAATATCTTCAAGAGTCGTATCGTAGTTTCCTACAGTGTCAGACATATTAGAATATTTGTTTACTTGTTCAGGTGTCATAGAGTCTTGATTAGAAAGATTCATAACAGGACTCTGTGTTGTAGGAGCGTTATAATCTACTACCTTGCGCTCAGTTACCATAGGCATAGCAGGAATAACGTTTGTAGTTCCATCTGCTGTTCTTGTGAAGCCACCTAAATCTTGTTGTTCTTGAGGGATAAAAGACTGGTTTGTTGACAGTAATCCTTCTTGTGGTTCTGAATCACCACCTAATATATTGTTCTTTAGATAGTCTAATAATGAATTAACACCTTCATCTGATTGTTGCCCTGTTTCAGTCTTATTAAACGCTTTAGTCGCAAGACCACTTAAAATCATTTCTAACAAAGGACTCATAATTTTCTCCTAATTAACCCATCATGCTCATAAACATCTTGAAAATCTCTTCTTGTCTGCTTCTAGCGCCTGTGTCTTTTGTGTAATTTAACGCTCCACTAATATCTTTAGAATCAAACAAGTCAAGTATTCCACCAGGAGTTCCTTGTGTTTCATAAGAATAATAAGGCGCTTGTGGGTCATACCCACCTCTTAATGAATCAATATTACCCTGTTGTATTCCACTATTGATAGCAGGTAAAGTCTGACCGTTCATTTGATATTCAGGCATAAAACTTTGCTCTGTTCCAATTCCTAAATTACCCATTCCTGTACGTTGACCCATACGACCCAACCAATCATCACCTGCGTGTGAAAGAAAACCATCTTGTGTTTGAGCCTTTAAACCTTCGTATTGTCTAGCGGTACTTACTGCGTCTTCATTACTATCAAAATCGTTTTTCTCTAAAAGACCCTTTAGTTTATCTTCTTCGTCATTCTTCTTGTTCCAATTACTTATTGTGTCCATCAAGAATCCCATAACTATCTCCTATGACATTGCTAATGTTAAGTAATCGAATAGACCTGGTTGTTTTGCTGTTGTTTGTGTCTGTGGAACTGGTGTAGCACCAAGAGCCTGAGTAACATAACCAATAGATGTAGAAGGTTGATTTGTATAACCTTGGAATCTTTGTTTAGCAGAATCAATAAGCGCTTGTTGCATTGCTTCTTGCTGTGAGCCTTGTTGTGCTAAGTTCTGCGTAACAGTCTGACCCATGCCGAAACCTAGGTTAGATATGTTTGCTAACTGACTTGCTGCACCTAATCTTTGTTGTGCGCCTTGTAGCCCACTCTGAATATCTTGTTGCGCTGCTTGTTGCGCTTGTTGGAATCCTTGTTGTCTCAGACCTGCTGATGATTGTGCAAGTTGTGTAGCCACATCTCTACCCATCTCACCCATAGCAACACCATGACGAGAACCACCAAATGCTTTAGCAGCCTGTGCCTGTGCGCCTAACATATCTAATCCTTTGTCAGCGCCTCGTAATATGTCAGCCTCATTAGCCTTAATAACTTCAGTAGTATAAGGATTCATGTAAGGAGTCATGCTAGTTGTTGCTAACTGACCTGGCTGATAACCCATTCCTACTGCTGAGTTAATTCCTGCTCCTTTAATTCCTTGAGCAGCCATCTGATTAATGTTTGGGTTTTGTGCTATTCCGCCTGTTTGAGGTCCACCTGCCATATTATTCTCCTAAACAAATAATTTGTTATATTGTGCAACATCCGCAGGTTTGTTAGTTTTTAATTCTGCTAGTGCTTGGTCATATAAAGGCTGACCACTGTAACCTGTAACACCGCTTGAATAAGTAGTAGGTGCTGGTAATCCCCCCATAGGGGTTAATGAGCCTGGGGCTGATAATCCAAAAGCCTCTGATGCTCCAATATTCTGTCTCCAAGCCTCTTGAGTGGCAGGACTAAATGATGCCACATCAGGACCATACCAAGGCATATATCCAACTTTTTGTGCTGTTTCTGCTCTTGCTAAGTTTCTGACTGAAGGTTCTTCAATCCACTTAGGTATTTCTGTTACTTGTGTTTGGCTACCGCCTTTTCCACCGCTCATATCAAAACTCCTTTGCCATAACGATTTGTTGTTCTTTCCAACCGTCTTTATTTAATATTTTTAACCAACCCTTTCTTCCTGATAGGGTCATTCCGTCACACCCTTGGGCTTTAGCCCATTGTACCGCATCTTTGTGCATATCGGTAATCTGTTCTAGTTTCCCACCTGCCAAAAAGACATGTAGGACTTTCTTGTTAGGATACACTACTATCTCTGTTACAGCACATCCTTTTTTACCTGACCATAATTGCATTTTCCCACCAACAACACCATCTACAACGTCAATAAAGGAATGTGTGTCACCACCTTTGTCTAAAGCAGACTGAATCCACTCTCTACAACGTATTAACTCTTCTTTAATATTCACGTTGTTACCTCAACTATTGATAGAGTAACGCTCGGTGTAGATGGTGCAAATGATGTTGCGGTATTATTCTCTAACCATGCTGCCACATCATCAGTCGCCCACATTGCTTGTAAATAATCACCTGCGCTTACTGTAAATAATCCGTTTCTTGATGCAATTTTCTTCTGACCATTCTCGTGAAGTGTAGTAATAATAGTTGAATGGTCTTGAGTTGTACCGTTTATCTTAGGGAAGAAATACACTGTCTTTGTAGAAGCATTTGAAGATGCTAATGTAGCGTGAAAGTTTATATAAAATGTTCCGCCTTTAGCAAAATCAATTCTTGTTGAGTCGCTACCATTAATAGAGATATTGTTATTAACGCCTATATTATTCCAAGTAATGCCATAAGCAGTATCCACAGCACTTGCAGTTTGACTTGTTGTACTATAAACGTAAGCATGAGAGCCACTATTAGTTCCACCGCCTAAACCTAGTGGAATCCATTCTCCATCAATAGACACTACAGGATTCTTGTCTGATTCATCCCACATAAGGATGCCGTTTTCTGCTGCAGAATCACCGTTCTGTTTAAATCTTAAAGCGTCTCTTGTTCTAACAAGGAACGAGTTTAACTTCTCACCCCACGTATTCCAATTAGGTCCTAGTGGCGGTGGTGGTACAGGTGCGCTCATCTAGTGCCACCTGCTTTAGCATCAATTCGCATAATGCCTGAACGCCAATTATGATATCCGTTACCTTCAATCTTAATTCTTACCTGTCTGCCTGTGAATCTAACATCTGTAGGACTCGTCAATGTATAAGGTCCATGTGTAGTTTCTGTAGCATTAGGGTACATTCTAGTCTTAAACGAAACCTTGACCTCACCCTGAACTTTCTCATCAGGAATAAGGTTAGTTACTCTCATTACGGTATCACCGTTGCCAAGGCTAATAGGACCTGATTCAGCAAAAGGAACAGATGAGCCGTGATTAATACCTGTCTCTTGTTCGTACAAGTTGCCACTAGCATCACACCAAATAGGATTATCGAACACACCTCTATCAATACAAGCCGTTCTACCTAATTCGCCTACAGTCCAATGTCCTTCTTTGTAATCTAATACAACATATCTGTCGTTCTCAGTAGATGAGCCTGATGGATAAAACCACCAAATCTCACCAAACTGTGAGTTATGTACAGCAGTCACCTTACTAATCTGATTTCGGTTGATGTCATCGAATACATAATCCACAACATCACACTTAATCTCTGTTGCTACTGAACCATCAAATGTGAAGAATGACTTATGACCCATCCAAAAAGCGCCTTCATCTACTGCAACCGCAGCCTTTCTTGATGAAACACCACACGCTGTACCTACACGTTCAAAGCCATATACGAACGGTGGACCTTGGTAGGTTGCTATATGAGCATCATTATCTGTCAATATAATAGTTCTACCACGCATACGAACACCACACATAATCTGTCCTGATGTCTGTAACTCCATATCACCTGATTCATTAGTAGCCGCAGGAGTCCAAACAGTATTGTCTTCTCTGTCTGACCACTGAACCTTACGAGGGTTTCCACCTGATGCTAATGCGAATACAAATCTTTCTTCTGTAACTACTACACCTTTATTATTGACAGGTGCGTTAGTTAGTGCTGTTGGCAATGTAGAAGTGCTTAATGTCCACTCATAAATATTTCCGTCACCTGATGAACAACCAAGTAGGTTCTGACCCCATGTGTCTAATGACCATGTTGTTGCTTCTTGATACACACCTGTAGATGTTCTTGCTGTTCCGTAGTTACCTGTTCCCCAATAACTACCGCCAAATGAAGTATTAACTACAGCGTCTAAATTACCTGAAGTTAGTCCTGTTGGAGTAATGTCATATACAGTGCTTGACTGATTGACGTAATATAATTTGTTGTATGTTCCTGCTACTAAGTTAGTTCCTGAAGTATTATCAACCCAAGAAATCATTGCTCTTGGTGCTGATGCGAATGCTGATGCCTTACGTGTTGTCCAACCGCCCACAGGGCGCATTGAACCATCATGCCAACGAACTAAATTAGCGTCACGCCATCTATTAGATGATTCAAAGTCTGTTCCGTTATTGTGAACACCTGGCGGTAATTGTAATGGTATTAAACTCATGCTGCTATAGTTGTCCAAGTTTCCGACCCTTCAGGAATTAACGTCCAAGTCGATGAGGTTTCTGAAATATCTTCCCACTTCTCTCTTGCTACTGTCAGTGTTCCTGATGAGCCGTTAATGACTACGCTTGAGAACATAATCCTTATACAAGACGCTGTAACAGTCGATGTTGGTGAAATCTGTCCACCACCTAAATATACTGCCTCTGCTATTGATGATGTTGTACTTGAAGCAGTGGTTGTAGAACTGCCTAAGTTAATCTTCTCAGCACTGGTTGTGTTTGACGCACTTGCATTTACAGTAGCACTAGACTCTCTAACTCTTGTAGAAGATGATGTTGTGCTAGATGTAGATGTTACAACTAATGACGCGTTAGCCTGACGGCTTCCCACTGTAGTTACAACAGTGTCGCCCATACTTATAGCGCCAGACTCTCTTATTCTACCGCCAATACAGGTTGTTGTTCCTGTGGCTAATACAACTAATGTGCCGTCTTCTAAGTCGGCTGTGGAATACTTCGCCCTATTGTATTTCCACTGGTTATATAACATTTTAGTTCAGTGTTATATCTAGGTCGCCTGTAGGAATACGGAACACATCGCCTGAATCAATAGTTTTTGCTGACGTTAGTGTTGCATAAGCCATTAAGTTTCCTGTTGTTAAAGCATCAAATACACCAACGTGAGTTACTGAACCCCATGAGCCTGTTGCTGTAGGAAATTCAACTGCTGATGAGTTAGATGTAGTATCACCTGATGTAGTAAATGCTACTGATTGACGAGCATAAGCACTACCTGATAATTCTGTACCACCACCTGTCTCACCTGGAGTTGCTGTGTATAAAGCCAAATAAATTGTTGTAGGAGCAGTGTAAGCCGCACCTGCAAATACGTGGTCTAATATTTCTGTTTCTAAAAAGTTTGTGAATGACATTATCCTAATCCTCTTATTTTAAGTTTTAAACCTGAGCCACTAAATCTAGCGTTCTCAGATACTTCGTTTAATCGTGATACTGAAGCAGAATACATCTGCGCCCATACTGCGATTCTCTCATCTTCCCCTAGATACGGTGCTGAATGTAGCAGTGCGCCATAAAGGTACACATCAGGTGCTTCTAGTAAAAGCCAATTATCAGCGTTACTTGAACTAAGAGCCGTTGTCTTAGCGTAGTAAAGCAATTCTGTGTTCACTGTAGCAGACGGTGTTGGGTAGAACTGAAACTGACTGTCTGCGTGTGTGTAATGTGTTGGTGTGCCTGTAGAATCTTCATTAGATGCCCTCTTGTCTGCCATAGCAGCCCTTGAGATTAAATCAAGAGGTGATGTTCCGTTGTCTGTGACGTGGAATCTAATAGTCTCCATCCAATCAGCAGGTATCTGTGCGTATTCATCGTTAGCACTTTGTTGACCACTAGAGCGTTTCTCCATCTTCCAATGACGAATGTCTCTGTTAATCTGTGCTTCTGCTAATGCAATGAAGTTCTCGATAGCCGATGTTAGGTCGTCTCTGTTAAGAAAGTCTGCTATTGCTGTCTTTAACGTTGCGTATGTATTAATTGCCATAGTTACCCTTAGTGAAAATCTGCTTTTCTCTCGCTCTTCTATTGACTAAGCCTTTAACAATCTTACCTTTTGTCTTGACAAAGCCCACTTTAGGGTCGAACGCTTCTTTTAAGAATGTCTTTATATTACCATTATTTAACGCCTTTAGGGCATTAGATTTACCAAAACCTGTTGCACCTACGTTATAGACTAATGATACTAACGCATTCCTTTGGTCTTCATTTAAGTCTATTTTAACAAGTCTGTCAACTGCCTTATTAGCATCGACTAACTTCTTATTAAGCGCTTTGGTTGCTTCTGCCTCTGTATCTTGTGCAAGTAAACCTGACTTAGTGCCATAACCTTTAGCCTTATGACCTACATCATCATATTCTTTGACCTTGGCATTGCCTACTCTTAGTGGGTCGTTCTCCATAGTCTTAACGAATGTTGTTAGGTTGTTGTTAGGCTTCCAAGATTTCACGTTGTTTAGGATTCCGCCTTTGGTTTCTTCTGCTTGTGTTTCTTCTTGTGTTCCTAATAGACCGCCTGTAGGTATTGCTAATGTTGCATAGCGCTCTGCGCCTGTTTGCTTAATCTTAGATAAATCATATACACCAAGTGAATCACCACCACCTTCATAAGCGTTGTCATAGATAATATGGTCGTACCCACGTTCATTAAGAAAATTATTAATCCACTCTGATTCTTGCTTGGCATCTAACTCTGAATAATTCCAATCTGGAGTAGAGCCATCTTTGTTGACTTCAAGTGGTACATCTACTTCTCGTCCATCAATAGTAACCTTGGAAGATAAATACCCTTCGTACCACGCTTCTCTGTCTGCTTCAGTAAACCTTCTTGGCAACTCATCTACTTCAAACAAACTTCTACCAATTTGGTGAGCATCCCATCTTCCGCCCATCATTCTTTGTTCTTCAAATACTCTAAGTGGCTTACTAATGTTTAAGTCAGCCTGTATCTTCTTAATACCTTGTGGAGAATTAACAGGGTTTCTAGGCTTGCCTATATAATTATTCTCAATCTGAAACTTCTTGTTTTCAATCAGTTTCTCGCCTGATGCCGAATTAGTACCAAAGTGGATGCCTGGCTCTGAGTCTCTTGTAGCACCCATCTTGAAGTCATCAAACTCTTCCATGGTTAGGTGTACACCCTTGACAGGTGTCTGACCTAATAGACCATCTGTTACTTTGTTAGGTTTGCCCACTTTTGGACTGTTAGGTAGTCGTAGCATTGAATCTTTGTATAAAAAGTCTTTGTTCTTACCCTTGTTCTCTACAAATCCAAACTTCTTATAGAATTTCTTTAATCTCGAAACTGAGGTTGCGCCAAATGATGTATCAGGTGTTAAAGTTATAGTCTTGCCACTTTCATCAGCCATTTTAACAATCTGATTCATCGCATCTGTACCAAGTCCTTTGCCCCGAACATTAGGTGGAACTTCGATACGACTTAACTTAATTTCGCCCGAGATGCCTTCGTCCATGTCTATTTTATATCCACCCTCTCTAAGAGAGTTTCTTAAATCGGTTGTAGGGTTTTTCGTCTTATCAACCTGACCTAATAGACCATCATCAACTTTATGGGCTTTGTTCCATGTATCAGTTAGTTGTTGCTTGGTTTGGATAACATTTTTATTCCACACCCCAATATTTTTAGCCCACGGAACTTCAGATGTAATCTGACCGTCATAACCTAATTCTTTCAATATAGCCTTAACTTCGGGCAATTCAGAAAAATGCGCTTTTCCATCCTTTATTCCTTCAACTATTCGACTATCAGTAAAAACTGCATTATCTTTTTTTAATCTACTTTTTATTTCAGATACTAATTTAGCAGACGGTTTTCTCATATCAACAAGGTTAGCGGATTTATCTAACACCATTTCATTTACAACTGATTTATTACCACCAAATGATTTAGCATAAGTTGGGTTGTCTGACATATAGAAAGCACCCCAATCATCGCTTATATTGCTAATTTTATCTATCTTTGTTCCGCCATGATAAACAAGAGTGCCTTGAGCCTTAATAAATTCATCAGCATTATCAAACTTCATGGGGTCTGTCGCTTTACCTATCTGCCCTAGTACGCCATCGTCAATATTAGGTATATCCACCTCATTACGCTTTAGAACCTTAGCGCTATTCTCGTTAAATATGACAAAGTTCCTTGTTCCTTCACCTGAACCTCTTGAATCTCCATCCCAAAACTTCACACCTGGTATTCCTTTATCTTCAAGAAGTTTTGAAGCCTTCTTGTCAGAGCCTAGTGTATTCTCTAAATCTCTATAGAGAGAATGAGCATTGTCATCCAAGTTGAAACCTAAACGATTTTTAATATCAGCATACTCTTGGAACAACACATCTCTTTCCGACTTGTTTGTAGTCTTGTCTAACTTCTGCTTAATTCGTTTTGCGTTGTTAATTTCTTTAGACAGGTTAGGGTAAATATCTTCTAACGCAGATATAACGTAATCAGATTGCTCCATAATTGTTTTATCAGAGTCTAGCATCTTAGCAATGGTTTTATCGGGCAAATCTATATCGTATAAATAACTGTCAGACTCCTCATACATTTTTTTGAAATTGCCAAGTGCTTTTTCTGCTTTAACTAAATCATCGCCCTTATATGTGTCTTTGATGTATTCTGATATTTCCTTTGGAGTCCAATGGTCTAATGCTCTTTCATAAACCTCATAGGCAAAAACGTCTTCGCCACCAGGTCTTCTAAAGTCCATAGCGTCTTCATACAATTTCAATAACTTGTCTTCCATGACCATGTCGCGAGGCGCATAAGTTTTAGCAACACTAGGATGCTCTGCAAGATAAGTACCATAACCCATCATTTGACCACCTTCACCTGAACTCATATACTTGTGGTCGAACTTTTCAAACTTATGAGGCGAACCATGAAAAACCATCAGTTCCTTACGAAACCCTCTCTTTTCCATTCCCATTGTTGCTGTCTCTACAGCCTTGTCTGTGAACTTCTCTAAAGCCTCACCCATATCAATTTTCTTCATAGAAGCAAGGGTTCTCGCTGCAACCACCTTACTAACTAATCCTGCGCCTGTTAATTCAATTAATACAGGAACAGGGTCTTCTGCTAATGCTTTCTTAAACCCATCTATAGAGCCATATCTTTCAGCGTACATTTGTCCAATAGCCCCTGCCATCTTCTTAGAGTCTTCATTCCAAGCCATATCATCAGGTAGCGTGTGTTGAACTGCGCCTGAAATTACACTAGCGATAGCATCTGCTGTCTCTACAGGACTTGTTGCAGCATCCACAAGTCCTTTAACTTCTGTTGCTAGAGACTTCTTAAAGTTAAACACCATAGGTTTCTGAACGCCTGTTGCTGAATCGTACTCTTGTGTAGGACCTTCTGCATCTTTAGACAGGTTGTCATACCAATTACCTACAAGAGGACCTAAGATGCCTTCATAAGCATCACCTGCAAATTCAGGAATAGTATCAGTTATAAACTCTTTAACAGGCTCAACAACATTAGTCTGATTATCAATCATCCTTTGTCTGTGAGTACGAGTATCAGGCTTATTAAAGTCTGTGTATAAATCCTTTGCGCCTTGTACAGCGTCAGCACCTTCCTTATAAATATCTGAACCTAATCCTTTATAGTCAAAACCTGTAACGTCATCATAAATATCTGAGCCTAATGTCTTAGCGCCTTCATAAATACCTGTTGCTGTATCACCTATACCCTGAAACATCTCGTTTCTTTTGCGTTGTTCCTCTAGTAGGTTTATTGCATAAGGTGTCATGTTGCTTGGATAATCAGGTTTGTTGTCTGTTGGTGCTACTACAGGTGGGGTGGCTACATTGGCTACAGGCTTTCTATCCTGCATCATTAGATTGTCAAGAGACTCTTGTTTGATTGCGTTTATGTCGTAACTTGTTTGACCATGCTCATTAGCGTTTAATAGTGGGTTGCCGAAGTCATCTGTGGCTACTTGGTTGTTAATATCGTACTGCTTGTCTAGGTTAGCAAATTGGTCGTCTGCTCTACGCATATCCCACTCAGCACGATTATCTAGTCCTTGAGCCTTTAGTAATACCTGTAGTTGTGCTTCAATCTGCGCTTGTTTATCACGTTCTGCTGATGCTTTGTTAAGTGCTTCCATAGCACTAGCGTCTTGAGTAGGGTTTGGTAATGAGCCTAGACTTGGACTGCCGAATACTGTGTTTGTATCTACAATGTTCTGTGGGATGTAATCTGCTCTGCCTTGTCTGTTGTATAACGACATAGGGTCAATGTATTCTTGCGTAGGATTTACGTCAACTTGTTGAGGTGGCTGTACAGTTTGGTCATATCCGTAATTCAGTAATGATGGTTCTGTAGGTACTTCGACCGTTGGAAGGTCGAACATAGGTTGGTTTGCTCTAGTGTGTCCTTCATGTAACGGAGTACCAGGTCTAGCATTGTAAGGAGTGCCTTCTGCTGTGAAGCGCACTTCCATCTCGTCATCTCTTGGGTCGTACCCTGTGCCACCGCCTGTTGCTGTAACACCTGGCTGACTTAACAACTCATCAAATAAACCCATTAAACAACTCCCTTAATGTTACGTTTTATAGGCTTACCCCAAGATTCGTTCATTGGTCTGTAACCTATCGCCAAATATCTAAAAGCATCTGCGCCATGCGATGCCCAATCATGTCGAGGTCTTGAGCGCCAAGTCTTACCGTTTTCATCCCAATCTCGTGTGTAGTTTATCAAACAATCGATACCTTTTTCACATTTATTTGCATCAAACCAACATTTATGAATCATTGAACGTGCTGATTGAATGCCGTCATCTACTCTTAGGTCAGGTGCTATCTCTACATTTCTAATGCCTAAACCATCTAATGTCTCTAGTCTTGACTTGCCTGTGCCTAGTTCTCTAACCCTTACATCATGCGGTAATATGTGTTGTTCATACACGTAACCTTTCTCTTGTAATACGATAGCATAGTGGTCTAATCCAACACCTGATGCTTCGTAATAGTCAATGATGTGTATCTCTGTGCCGATGTACTGAGCAAACCAAATAGATGTTGAGTCGCCTATTCCTAAATCCCAAGCAGTTACTACACCCTTATCTCTATCGTATCTAACCTCACCTACTCTATCTTCTTCCTTAGCCAAGCGCATCTCTGTTGAATAGTAAGCGCCTTCACTGAATACTAAGAAGCCACCTTCCCAAATGTGTTCGTACATATCGATACGTTTGGCTTTGTCTTCTAGGCGTTCTGCCTCTAGTACATCTGGAAACCAAGGATTGTCAGTGTAATTGAGTTCAACTATCTTAGAGTTTTTAGGTGGTGATATTCTAAATCGTTCATGTGTTGCGCTGTACTTTGATTCGGGATTCCACGTTGCCCATATCTCTGAGCCTTCTTCTCGAACTGTTGGTATTAGTTTCTGCCATGCCATGTCGCTCATTGGTTCTGCCTCATCCACCCAAGCCAACATGATACGTGCCTTAGACTTAATAGCATCTAGTGAACGTCTTAGTCCTACAAAGGTGTAATGTATGTTGCCGTCTTTAGACCTGATGTACTTCTCGCCCACATCGTAATAATCGTTAAGCCAGTCTATTGACCTTATGGATGTCTTGATTTCTTCTAGTGATGAATCGTCTAGGGAGTTCATAAACTCACGAGCGCATAGTATCTGTCCTTTCTTACCTGCCATTCCCCAACGATAACCCATAACAGCAGTCATTAGTGCAAAGGTTCTTGTCTTGCCTGAACCACGTCCACCGTATGCTATTCTGTATCTTGCTTCACCCTCAAAGACAGGAACTAACTTAGGTGGTAATTCAATCTGTGCTTTCTTCACTCTTAGCCACTAATTCAATCACTGTAGGTTTCATTGAGCCATCGCTTGATTTTAAGTCTTGTTCGACCTTATCACTGTAGCCATGGTTGTGTAGCATTAACTTAACAATCGTTGCATTAAACTCACTTGTAAGCCCTTTATTAAGCAATTCTGCCTCTTGTTTCTTCTTGATTCTGCCTAACGTACCCGTAAATTCAGGATGTTTAGCCTTCCAATCATAGATAGTGCTATCAGGAATATCAATATATAAAGACAGTCCTGCTACGCTTGGAACTACACTGTCATCGGTATAAGTTGCAAGATATTCATCTGCTTTAGCCTGCATTTCTTCATTGTATTTAGTGGGTCTCCCTAGTGGAAGGAAGTTATCTGTTTTCTTAGCTGTCATTAGTGTAACTCCTTGTGAGGTGGAACAGGCATTAACTCGAAGTCTAACTGCTCTCTCATTAATTCAACGCCTTCGTGTGCGTCATTGATTGAAGAGTCTTCTGCCATTAGCATTAAAGCACAGACATACAACTCTACAAATTCTTCGGGATTATAATCGTTTAGATTGATTTTCTTTAACTTGTTAATCATCTTCCCAAATCTTATCCTTTGGTTTTACTCTGTATTCATTTTCATCAAGCCACATAGGACACTTGCATTCTTTCCACTCACCTTCTTCTCTTCTGTTTACACAACAAGGTAGTACGAACTTCTGTATTGGGAATCCTTCAGCCCAAGCGTGTATTGCATCTGAGTGTTTATGTACGCTCATTTCTTGTAACCCATTGATTCTAAATACAAATCTTCAGGTCTAGGCAACATAATGCCATACTCACTAACAAATATATCTATCTGCTCTAAGTAGTCCTTCATCTCGCCCACCTTCAACTTAGTAGTGCTTTTTAGTTCTTTTATTGTTGCACCTTTCTTTGTCGTCAGTTCATTGTAACCTAGAAACTTGTCTCTGAACAGTATGTGTGTCTCGGCTTTAGTATAGCCCAATTCATTACCTATGACGTTAATCCACTCCCAATACAGTCTGTTCTGCTTTACTGAGCGAGAGTCTTTATCATCTTTTATCTCGATGATTGCCTTATCAGAATCAGGGAACTGACTGAAGTGACTAACTATCATTGTTTCAATAATATGTCGTTTCTCTTTTTTACGTTCAATGATTCGTTTCATGCTTACCTACACAATCACTACAATAACAATCTAAATCCATCATAGGGTCACACTCTTCGTCTTCCATTCTTTCAATATTTCCAAGGAAACAAGTGTCATCAAACTCAAACTTCTTTCCACAATCATCACATTTATAATACATATCTTTACTCACATTAACCCCTTACTAACTAATATCTGTTGTGTTCTTTTCATACCCATTAGGTGGCTCAATAGTAGAAATTCCGATGAATAATCAGATTGTACACGCCCATCAAGAATATCATGACAAGAATGACAACAATAA